TGGAAGAAGAAGTAGCCATAGAGTGGTTTCATTTTAACGTAATAGGATCGTGGGTAGGAGAAGACACCCCAGTATTCATTAACCAACACTCAATAAAAAACATAGAAGACTACTTGGAGGAAGAAGATGAAGAAGAGAAAGCAGACACTAAATAAAGCAAGGGACTTAATCATGGGAGATAGGGCGAGTTCATACGGAGATGCACACAAGAACCATGATCGTATAGCTAAAATGTGGTCTGTAATCTTAAAGAAAGAGATTACTGTAGAGCAAGTTTACCAATGTATGATAGTAGTAAAGCTATCAAGACTAATCGAAACACCTAATCATGAAGATAGCTATGTGGATATCTGTGGATATTCTGCACTAGCTAGTGAAGAAACCTCATCTGAATAAACAAGTTCATTGTTGCAAGGTGGTCGCCAGAACCCTAGTTCAAGACCATCTTAAAACAATGGTTATCGCAATTTCACTTTGTCATTTGATTTTGTGCGTTGAGTCGCTGCGACAGGAATACCTATTATATCGTAAACTTTTAGCTATTAGTTAACGTTAACTTTTACCCTGCCTTTTTAAATCCTGCAGTTCTCATTAATATTAAACCTTGTCGCATTAGATCGTTTATCTTCTCTCTTCTAATTCTTTTAAGGTTTAGCTTAGTTTCTTCTGGTATTCGTGGGTTACCTTCTATCTCTTTTATCTGCCTTAATAATCTGTTTCTTGCATTATCTATAGCTTTTATCCTACCTGCAATTCTCAACTGATCCTTATATCTCGTAAACAGACCTCTTACTGCTTCCCCATCTCCAGACTTCTTAGCAAGGTCTATCCTTGCAAGTACCGTGAATAGGTCTTGTCTGTTCTCTAAATAATTTCCTACATCTTCTCTTTCACTTGGGCTAATTATCACCTTTCTAACTAGTGGTACTGACCTCATTATATCGCCTTCAAAGTCGCCTTGAAGAGCATCAATGATATTAAATGGTGCTTCTAAAGATCGTTGAGCAAAAGCTCCCGTGCCACCTGCAAAGTAATCAAACCAGAACTCTAATGTATTAGGACTAAAATCAATATAACCACTCTCTACTGCATCTCCACCAGTAATGCTATTTATTGACCCTGCAATGCCTTTTGCTATAGAGCTGGTGTTAGACCAGTATGCTTGGCTATCTGGTGTTGGTCTTGATGCAAATGTAGGACTTTCCTTAAATATTGGATCGCCTTTATAATCCTCGTTGATAGCCAGACTTACGAATGGATCTAGAACTGTAGGTGCAGTTAAATTATACATATTATCAAATCCACCAAATGGACTGATACTTTCAAATGCAGTTCCAAAGATAGTTCTTGAGGCTTCTCCTGATGTGTATTCTCCTCTTGCAGTTCTGCTTAAAGCTCTACCAAAATTCGTGGCTAGATTTAATCCATAGGATAAAGGTATTTGTATAAACTTGTCTCCTGCTAGACCAAACGTAGGTAGGATTAAGTTATGTTCGAGAACGTATCTAGGTAATTCATCATAATCACTAATACCATCTTCATCTTCATCTCCAGATAATAGAGAATTAATCTGATCTTGCATGATGCCGTAGATAACCAAACCTGCCCAAACTTTTCTTACCTTGCTTGACTTCGCGGCTGCATTAATAAGTGCCATTGATCCCTGAAGGGATGCATTATAAAACAAGTACCAAGAATTCATTAACGTTTTGTTTTCACCACCTTTGGCAAAGTTCACGGTTACGTTCCTAGCTGCTTGGGCAGCCCGGGCCGGAGAAACGCCACGCTTAACTAATGAAGTAAAGGTTGCCACACGAACACCATTCTCAACTGCTGTGTTATAATCATCTAAGAAATTTAATAATCTTCTGGTAAATCCATTCTTGTTTAATCCTAATTTACCTTTGATGCCAGTATCAGATATATCTCCTAATATACTTCCAATATTATTAATCTGGTCTTGCAGGTCTCCCATTTGGTTGGTAGCGTTTTTACCACCAGCTTCTACAAACTTGTTATATTCTGCTGACCAAAATGTTTCCTTACCACCTCGTAAAACTGCTGCGATGCCTTTCACGGCAGGTAATGCACTCGTTAATACCTCTTTAGTCATGCCTTTTTGATCGTACTGTTGCATGTTTACACCAGCTGCCTGTAAATCTCTTGCAAAGTTTGGTATAACAAATGATGGGTTGTATGTAGTATTGATGCTAGAAAGATATCTATTCATCTTTCCTAGCGCTTTGGTAAACTTGCCAACACTCTCAGGGCTTAGATGCCCTTTCATAGCTCTGCCTATTCTTTTATCGTAAAAGTGAACCTTAACTTCTACACCATTTTCTTTTATTGTTAATATCTCTTCAGGTCTAATGCCACTTGTATCTGTAATTATCTCAGCTATATTTTTCATTTCTTCAGCTAAATTATCGTTGATAGCAAAACTGCCATCAGCTTGTTCTTCTTGGCCTCTTAACAGGTCCACAAAAGACCTACCTACTTTATTTCTCTCACCTCTATCTATTGATCTTTGATTTTGTGCCATTAATGAAGCAATTATATTTTCTGCATAGTTTGTCTGGCCTGTTGCTGACCGGTCTTCTTTACCCGCTGCGCCAAACAAGTTGGTAGTCATTCTTGGTTTGCCCATCAAGTCTTCTGAATCTTTGCCTATTGCTTCTGACTCGTAGTCAAGGTCGCCCCTTAAAGGAACATAGTTGTCATATACTTGTGATTTAAAATTTGAGTCTAAAAGTTCAGGCTTTATTAAACCACTTTCAAGGCGCTGTTGATTTGTATTCTTTACAATGTCTTTTGCAATGTTTTCTATTTTAGCTATTTTACCTTGTTCTGCAGTATTCAACGTAGATAACCAATTTATTATGGCGTCTGCTTCAGTGTCCGCCATACCACTACCCTGATTTTTACCCTCAGATTTGTTTTGATTTATGTAACTGTTTCTTTCTTTCGCATGCCTTGCGTAAAGGATGGCATCTGCAACTGCTAATCTTTTGTCTATATATTTATCTCTTGCTATTTTAAAGAAATTACTTACCTGACTTAAACTATTATAATCGGCATCAGATATATCTATTGTTTTAATAGTCTCTGACATAGGCTCAAATAGTTCTTTTTGCACCTTTTCTACCCTTGCACCTGCTCTGCCATGAAACAACTCTTCTTGCATGTAAGTGTCTAGTGCATCGGCAATAGTAAAACCTTTTCTCTTAAGTTCATCTAGCATGTCACCAACTGGCAACATCGCATCTTGAAACTTAATTAATATCTTTTCAGCTTCTTTCTGTGCCTTTTCTCTTTCTATCTTACCAAAAGTAACTTTAGATACTATTTTACCTAGTATCTTAGATAGATTGTTATACTGAATATTAAGTCTTTTGTTTTCTACATCTTGTACTATTTGGTCACTATCTGGTGTCGTATCCGTTGTTGGCATAGCTCCAACAGAGTTAGACCTTTGTAGGTTTAGTCGTCTATCAGAGTCTTCAAGAAATATTGTATTAACAACATAAACTGGTCGTGGAGAACCATTTACGTCTAGATATGTATTTGGTTTGTATTTTAAAACTAAAGCTAATGTTTTTTCTTTATTATTTTTACCTGCAATTTTTGCTTTATCCCAAACCATAACCTTGTCTGGTGATTTCCCATCAAATGCTTCTCTTACACCATTATTTTTTTCATTTTTTCTTTGAAAGTGATTTGCTTTAAGCATTTCGTATATAGCTGTTTCAACATCTTTATACTTAATCCAATTACCTTCAGCTGTAGGCGTAAGTAACTCATCTCTTCTGTTTGGCTTTCTTCCTCTTTCACCAAGTATATGTGCCATCCCTTCGCCACTGTGAATAGGATTACCCTGCACATCAGTGCCTTTATATTCATGAAATCCCTCTGTTAATATAACTTCAACACTTGTTCCACGTGGGCCCTTTACACGACCATACACATATTTATTACCAAATATACTTGTAGATGGATCAGCAAGAGGCACAAAGATAACTTTATTAGGGTTTACTTGTGTAGAAAATCTAGTGTTAAACTTATCTATGTCTTCATTCAATAAGTCTTGTGCTGTTTTTTCTTCTTCTAATATGCCTTCAGCAACATCATATTCTTCTACTTCTTGGTTGATGTCTCCATCTGCTTCTTCTTGTGTAACGACATCATTTGGGTTATAAACTCCTGCAACCTTTGTTTCGGTATTTGTGTCACTATCGAGTCTGACTCTTTCTGCATCGGGGAGTGTTTCTGAGATTTTTTCATTTTCTATTCCTCTTTCTCTAAGTACGGCTATAGCACCATCAACGTAATCATTCTTAAGTCCTTGACCTTTTCTTACACCATAGGCTTCTAACAAGTCTTTCTCTGCATACCAAAGCAATGCTTGTATATCAGCATTAGTTATAAATATACCATTACCAGCTAATATCTCTCTTGCTCTATTCATGGTTTGACGCATAAGAAATCTATCGCCACCACTTCTTGGAGCGTCAACAACTTGTACGTTTTGATTCCTATTAAGGCTTTGTGCCGCAAGATTAAGCTCTGGCTTATCTTCTCTTAATTCTTTTGGTAAATTATTAAAATAAACTTGGTATTGTCTATCTACCGCTGCGGCTATATCTCCCACATTAGCTTCGCTAATTATATCTACGTTTGCTTCATCTTTTGCATTTTCTACAAGATTAATAAGATAGTTATTTTTTGATTCATATACTTCATCAATAGCATCTAAAACTCTTTTATTATTTTTTGTTAATACATTTTCACCAATAATTTTAAATGGGTTACCAGTAATCCTGTTAAAATTTCTCATGAACCATCTGTCCATAGTCAATGCATCGTAGTTACCTCTAACATTTTGATAAAATGCACCACCTATTTTAGAACCGAATATTTGTGAACCCTTAACAACTGTGTTAACTGACTCTGTTGCAGATATAGTAATGCCTAATTCCTTTATTAATGGTAAGTTTCTAAGCTCACCAAATGTAAAGTCTGAATTAAGAAACTCTGTTATCTCTGTATCAGACATTGTTTCTTTCATCATGTTATAGGCTGTAAATGCTTTAACTACACCTGCATCCTTACCTTCTTCTTTAAATGTACCTGTTTCTACCCAGTTCTCATATTGCTGCGTAGCTAACTTAAAGTTAGGTATTATAGCTAAACCATTAGATGTAATAGCTAATGCAAAGTCAAAAGCTGCTTCATTGTCAGCATTGTATGCAGGATTGTTCTTGTCTATCTCTGGATGTGCTACACCCATAACTTTCTTAGCCAGTTTTAATGTACGGTCATACCAACCAACCGCACTGCTATCACGCTCCATCGCAACCAGAGCTTCCTCTGCTATTATCTGTGATACTTTTTCTCTGTCTTCTGGATTATTTATATCGTATACAGCACCACCTCTGTCATCCTGTAGCTTCTGCAATGCATCTTCTAGTTTTACCGTGCCTTTAGCCGCGCTAGTAAT